ACCGATCAAATCTTTCTCTTTTAGTCCTTCTAATTTATTACCTCGTCTTGCACATTTGTCTGGTAAATCTTGTTTAGTAGCAGAAACAGTTTGTTTAACTAATCCTTGTCCTTTTCCAGGTCTATAGTTATAATAACTATCACCAATGTTCAACCACAATGTTCCATCATCTGTTAAATTATTACGCACCTCTCGGAATACTTCTACTAATTTTTGAATATACTCTGATGGAGATTCTTCTTGTCCTATCTGACAATCCTCCCCTCCATAATCTCTTAAACCATAATAAGGTGGAGATGTAATGCAACACCTAGCTTTTTCATCGAATTGTTTAAGAGTTTGGAGACAATCTCCAAATAATATTGTATCTTTCAAGATGCCCTCCATGCCACATAAACTATAAACAATAACCCTAATAAGATTGTAAAAGTAATAGGGAAAAATGGTATTACGGTAAATGCATGTAATAATTGTACTGTAATTATACCGTAGAAAATAAACATAATCCACATGCCTATTTTATTGTGACGACTCCCACGTTTATACTCTGGTGGATCTAAGTTATACTTCCAATAGTCGTTAGAAAAGTATTCACGAGGATGTATTTTTCTGGTCATTTGGTAATTACAGAGATTGCTGGTTGACCTTGATTGAAAATAGTATCAACAACTGCCTCAACTTTACGGGATGTACTGATACCTACTTTATCATATACTGGCACAGAAATCAATCCATAAGTTTTGTTCTCACCTCCTTTTCTTATCACTCTACCAATAGTTTGACTGATAGAAATGTAATCCATGTTTCTTAGAAACACTGCTGCTTCTAATCCTGATACATTGATACCTTCTGATAATATACTATGATGTAATACTACAAACTTCTTAGTATCATCTTTACCCCACTCATTGAGAGTATTAAAGAATGATTCACGATCAACTTTCTTACCATCAACAACTGCACCAGTCTTGGCAGTAATATACATCCAAGAATATCCACGAGTTCTTAACTCTATGCAGAAGTCAGTTTGTGATACTAGATTAACAATTTGCTTTGTAGATCTAGCACAGATTAATACTTTATCAATGTCAATCTCATCAATAGTTGATACTACATGGTCACAATCGTGTTCGTGCTTGAATCTACTATCGTCTACAACATCTATCTTCTTGATAGAAACTTTAGGTGGTAAAATATAACCTTTCTCTACCAAATTAGGTGCTGGTACATTAACTAATACTTTACCATAAATGTCACCATCATTCATTCCTATCTTGAAAGGAGTCTTAGAATGTTTAGGTGTAGCAGTAAAGAAGTAGCAACGCTTTGCATACATTGAATAATACTCTGTTGCTTCAACAAAGTTCTTTTGAACACTATTATGTGCTTCATCAAAATATATTGTATCCACCTCAATATCAAGAGATTGAGAGATCTTATGTAAAGAATGATATGTTGTGAATATCAATATATTCTTTACACTATTATGATACCACTCTTCTATCTCTTCTGTCTTAGTTGTTCTTGTATGATGTGTCTCTCCACTATGAACATGGAGTACATCCACATCATCAATTAGTTCTAAGAAATCTTCACATAATTGTTGTGCTAATAATATACGAGGTGCAACAACTACAATAGTTTTAGATACACTATTCTTTGTAAATTGATACTTTGCATCCTCAATCATGCACATAGTTTTGCCACCACCAGTCGGTACAATAACTTGACCTTTACGATTCTCTTGTAAAGTATTAAGTATTGATAGTTGGTGGTCACGAAGTTGAATCATAAAATAATAACCATAATAACTATTATACCATAAAAGGTATAAAAACGCCATACAGACGCTTACAGGTACATTATAGGGACACTTTATTCAAGACCCCCTAGTTATATTCACTTAGATGCTTTTCTTCTTCTTGATATTTCTTTCTTGGTGATAGGATACTTTAATTCACTCTCTTTTGTCTTGCCTGTTGTTTGTAATCTAATATCTCTAAGTTTCTTTTCACCTCTTTTAGTTAGTGCTTCTCTCTCACTCTGAGTCATACCACTTGCCTTCTGTGGTTTGTAATTTGGATCAACAGTTTGTCTCTTTTTAGTTGCTAATAGTTCGGATGCAGTTTTAGTTTTGACTCCTGATCTTGCTGCTCTCCTCTCTATTGCTGCCTTACGCTGCTGCTCTCTTGCTGAGAGTCCAGCAGTACCTCTTTCCTTCTCTGGTTGCTGTTCACGTTGAGATCTTGGTTTCTGTGTACCAATATCTTTCCTATCTTTATATGATTGAACAGGTGCAGTTTTACCTCCACCTATTGCTTTAACTCTTCTTATCTCACTATCAGTTTTTTTTCTTGATGCACGAACTCTGCCACCCTCACCAGGTTGTCGAGTGGCAGTTGATAACTCTTTATCGTAGACTTCTGTGAGAAATTGTTGAAAAGTTTTCATCATTCAGTAACTACTGTTGAATTAGCATACCATTTAGGTGCATAGGTTACACCATTTTTAGTGACAGTTGTTGCTTTGACTGCATCTGCATCGCTTTTGTTAGCAAACTGTTTACGATCAGCGTATGTCTCTGTCCAAGTGTTATCACCTTTCCAATATACATCACCAACTAATTGACCTGGTGTTTTAACGTGGTATGGCATTGTTCTTAGTTTTTAGTTATTTATGGTGTTTTTGCCTTTGGTTTATCTAACTTTTTAGCAGCACCTTTAAATACTAAATCATTATCATAAAAATACTTAACTCTTTCTCTTCTTAATTGTATCAAACGATCATACTTAACTTGCTGTTCAGATGTATATTTTAAATTTTGTTTTTTCCATTCTTCTTTTAATTCTGACAACTCTTTAAGGACTTGTGCGGGAGTCATAATTGTTAATTAATAATGTAATATACGGACACTTTATTCAAGACCCCCTAATCACATTCAATAATGGATTGTTTTCTAACTCATCAATCCATTTTTTTGCTGCATTATAATATTCTCCATCTGCCTCTATCCCAATATACTTTCTATTAGTATTAATAGCAGCAATACATGTACTCCCACTGCCCATGCAATTATCAAGTATAGTATCACCCTCGTTAGAATATGTTTTAATAAAATATTCTATCATTCCTACTGGTTTCTGAGTTGGATGAAACTTAAGTGGATTATCATTATTAATTACTGGAAACTTCTGTACTGATCTAGGGTAACGATCAGTTGTTGTGCCATCATTACCAAATGTCTGAGGTAAATGATTATAATTCCTTTTCTTATCTGGTTCTGGTATATTCTTGCGTGGTTTAACTGCACCAAATGGTTTATGTCCAGTAGTTTTTTGTGGATTATATGTTGGTAACTTGCGATAAAATATGAGTACATTCTCATGTGCTTTCATTGGCATCTTCTTAGCATTTAGATGTCCAGTTGCCTTATTCTTTTCCCATATCCACTCATATCTAAAATCTTTAAGATTAGAACAGGCAAGTATCTTATCAAATGGTGACTGAGCAGTAAGAACTATTGCACCATTTTCTTTTACTACTCTTCTATATTGTTCCCACAATGGTTCAAAGGGTATTAAACTATCCCATGAGTTTTGTGTAGTACCATAGGGTAAATCACAAAAAACCATGTCCACACAATCATCAGAAAGTGTAGACATGATTTCTAAACATTCACCATTAAGTAACATTGAGTGCATCAAGACTATCAAGATTCTCTACTATTATATCAGCAAACTCATCTTTTGTCTTCTTGTTTCTAAGATCAACAATATCAAAGTATAAATCTATGACCTTAGCAGTATTGTCAAACAGTTCTTCTAATACGCCATCTATTTTAGTGCGATTCTTAGCAGATATAACATCATCAAATCCACCAACTGTTCCATCTTTCTTAAATCGTGGTGCTACTCTGGGTAATACACTAACAAATAGAATCTTCTCTATTTTATTGTTTGGAATTTTATATAATCTTGCTGACTCACCAATAGTTGTATTAGCATAATTCTTAATATTCTTATTAATACTGCTTTGGCATCCTTTTGCAAGAATACAAACTTTCAAATTACCATCCACATCAAATCCTGCAATATCAATATCAAATGTGCCTTCAAAAGCATCAACAGGTAATTTATATTCATCCTTCCAGATCAAATCCTTCCATTGTGGATTCTTTTCTATAATCTCTCTCTTTAAAACCTCATGTAAGTCATCAGTACGTTTAGGTGATCTATTGTAATTAGGATCAGTCGCAAGTTTTCGTAAAGATGATTGTACAAATTCAATAAGTTGCATAATAATGATCCATTCATTATAAGGACAATTTAGTCAAGACCCCCTCAATTAGTA